GTTGGTATAGTAATGATAAACCAACAAGAAAAGGTATTCGTATGAATATTGAAGAGGCTAAACTTTTATTAAAAATATTGGAGAGAGAATTAGAATGATAGATAAAAATATAGAAAAATTAGTATGTGAATTTTTAGCACTAAAGAGACAATATAAAAATATGTTAGAATATGCAAAAGCAACAAAAGAAAAATCCTTTGCTCTTGTATGGAATGATATTGAAGGAAATGATTTTAATGAAAAATATAAAGGAGTATTAGTGCCTAGTGTTAAAATTAAAGTAGGAAACATTACACAGATAATATCATTATCTAAATTAGTAAATTACTATGTTAAGGAGGAACTACTATGACGAAAATAATTAGTGATGTGCAAATAAAGAAATTAATGAGAGCGTATAATCCTAAAAGAGAATGGTCGGAAGGTTGTGTAGAACAACTTAGACAAAACTCTTGGCAGTTAATCAATTTCATGTTAAGTGAGATTGAAACAAACATGGAAGGAAATAAAAGAGTTCAGCCAAAGGATATAGTAGATGCTTACAATAATATTGCCAATGGAATAATGTTGGCTAAGCAACCTGTATTGAGACATTTCATGGGAGAGGAAGAATGATGTTCAAGTATGTTAGAATTTGGCAGAATGATAAGAAGTTAGATGAATGGGCTAAGAAGGTTAGAAAAGAAATCAAGAACGAAAGATTGTTAGAAGCCTTTGAAGTAGATTTTAGTCAAATCAAAAGGACTAATGAATTTACAAGAGCATCCTTTGTTATGTATTGGGAAATACAAACTAATAGCCAACTGGCTACACTTGCACCACCTTTGGTTCAAGCCACTTTAGTATCTATGACTAATAGATTAGTAGAGATGGAAAGAATGGATGAAGCGCAAGTGGTTAATGCTATGATGATTAACTTTACTAGAGTATTAGGAATAATCAATAGTGGTGCTAACGATGAAGAAGAGTGAATGGATTTACTTAGCAAACGCTATGTGGACATACTCAGATAAACATGAAGGTGAAATATCACGCCTTCTAAAAGAAGTGGTAATTAAAATTAATAAAAATATGGAGATGGTCATAGATGATAGATTGGAAAATGATGAGCCGGTTGTTAGAATCCACGAAGGAAAAAACACCAACACAACAAGTAAAATTGATAGCAACAGAACTAGATAGGTTTGATTCGCATAAGAGTGCAGTAATACAATTACTTGCTAGAGAATATCCTAACAATAATATTGGTTTGGCTAAGGCTAAGTCTTGGCTTGCTAAGATGTTTGATTGTTTTGATGATGAGATAGAAACCCTGTTCGCTATTGATGGTGAATTAGGGGAGGCTATCTATATGTTAGATACAGGTGCAGAAACAGAACGAAACACAAGTATAACTACTGTCTTAAGAGTTTTACAAATTAATTGTGGTGCTGTAGATGATTCTTCTTATCTCTTAGTTAAAGATGTATTGTCAAATATGTCAGCATTAGAAAGAAAATGGTTTGTTAGATATTGGATTCGCTCTCCTACTAATGGAATAGATGAAGGAGTAGTTAAGAAAGTATTAGCAAAACACTACGATAAGAAACTGAGTGAGGTTAAGAAACATGCTAACTTTAATACCTTGTATAATATTACTATGTATTATGAAATGAAAGAAGACCCACCATGTAACTTATCACATGGTTCTTTTGTAAAACCAATGTTAGCAAAAGATGTTCCTATGAATAAATGGCCGGAGAACAAAATTGTAGATTACAAGTATGATGGTAATAGATACCAAATACACAAACAAGGAGATAATGTAATTATCTTTAATCGTAAGGGTTCTATTGTTACACCACAGTTTCAAGATGTTGTAGAGACAGTTAGACAATATGAAGTAGACTGCATTCTTGATGGTGAAATATATCCAATTAAAGATGATGGTTCACCTGCCGAGCATAAACTAATGGGAACAAGAGTTCATTCTAAAGACCATATGGAAGCATTACAGAAAGTTAAAGTCAAGTGGGTTATATTTGATTGTCTTAAGATTGGTGAAGAAACTATAATGGATTTATCTTATGCTGAAAGACTAGGTAAATTCTCACAATTGCCCGACCAAGCACACAGAATGGAAGAGGGCGGTGATGTTCTAGCATTCTATAATAGAGCGATTAACGATGGTTTTGAGGGCATTATTGTCAAAGATACTACCTTACCCTATGAGGCAGGTAAAAGAAGCGCAGGATGGGCTAAATACAAGCCTCCTCGCATAGAATTAGATGTGGTTATCACTACAGCCAAATATGGTGAAGGGACAAGAGCAAATGTATTCGGGACTTTTGGTATATCAGTAAAGAGCGATAGTGGTTTCAAATCAGTAGGTTCTATTGGAACAGGCTTTAGTGATGCTGACTTGGTTTGGCTAACTAACGAACTTAGAAAGAATGTAGAGACTTACAATAATGGCACATACAATTTATTACCGAGAGTTGTTTTAGAGGTATCAGCAGACCTAGTTACTCAAGATGCTAAGGGCAATTATGGATTAAGATTCCCACGATGTAAAAGAATACGACATGATAAGTTTGTTGCAGATATAAATACAATGGAAGATGTGGAGAATTTAGCATGAATCCTCCCGAAGTTGATATTATAATAGATAGGTTTGGAAAAGCCTCAATATTTTCTTTTGCAGTTTATGATGAATTAACTAATGAAGACCTTTTCGTTTTAACTAAAGGTGTCTTCGTTGCCTGTAAATTACATGGCGTAAAATTACCGGATGACTTTGAAAGATATATGACTATCATAGAAGTAGAAGAAAATAAAGAAAGAGCAATGATGTTTGATAGAACACCGAACACTAATTTGAATATCGTATTGGGCGGCTCTCTAAAGAAAGATGTTGAGTTTATAATCAATCTTTTGAGAGAGGGGTTAGATTACATGAAAGTTGAGTCGGAGTTTATTGGATTTTATGAGGTTGAATCCAATGTATAACAAAGATATTCTCAAGGGAATATTTCTAGCCAAAGCCAAAGGCCACATCAGTATAGTTAGAAATGAAGACATACTTATAGGCTATAGGGTTAAACTAACAATCAATATTAGAGGTAATGAAAAATTCTTAGATGCAATAAAGAGAACACTACTTCAATATGGTATAGAGTCCAAACTTAAGCCTAAACAAAGCGCAAGCAGACCTACACCAATATTGATTATATCGGGAATAAAAAATTTAGCCTTACTTATGCACCATGATATATGGTGTAATGGGCTACAAGATGCAAATGATAACTTTACTGATTTCAGTAAAGCGGTTAGAATAGTTGCCGAATCAAGACATCTAAGATTGGAAGGATTAGAAGAACTATTCAAAATAAAGGAGTTGATGTAGTGGGATTAACCACGATGAATAAAAATAGACCAATAATAATTACAGGAAAAACAGGAACAGGAAAGACGACTAAAGCGAAAGAGATGCTACCTGAAGCGGTGGTATTATTTGCGAATGAAATTGAAATAGACGCAAATTCACTTAATGTTGAAAATGGTCTTATTATAGAAGATATACATTATAATGCACAGAAAGATGCTATATTGAATATAATTAGACGGTATAGAGGGGAGTTGATTATGACTTCCCTCAATGAAAAGAACATTCCAAAAGAAATCAAGGCTTTGTGTAAAATAAAAAGAGCAGGCACAACCAAGCATTTGTATGATTCAATACAAGAGATTGCTCCAAGAAGTGAAGAACCTTTTTCATTACAAAAAGATACCTTTAGCCTTGTAAGTTATTTCTTGAAAGAAACAGATAGAGATTTAGTTTGTAAAGTATTGAAGGTGAACAAACCTTCCGATACACAACTAATGAATTGGTTGTGTGTAAACTCAAACCCCAATAAGTTATTATTTATTGATGGTAGAGTTAGAAGAAGATGGTCGCAAGACTACTTCTATGAAATGCTTGCTTATGTCTATGATGGTAGATTCTATGGAAGAATGAATATGCCGATTAGAAAGCAGTATTCTAAAGTTCCTTCGCTGTTAAGAAGGCTAGGAATAAAGAATGCCGATAAGAGAATTTTCAAACAATTAACTAAGGATGAAGAGTTTGTGAAGTTTGCCAAAAGCAAACTAAATAATAGTGAGTGCCGCCTTTTAGGTTTAGGCGAGAAGCGGGTTCGTAAATCGAAACCCGTAACTAAAGTTAAACAAACTACATTAGGTGATTTTTGATGAAGATTCGTGCAGGTAAAAAAAGAGCAATCAACAAACTGATAAGAATAGTAGCAGACGACGAACTAACTACTAAGCAAATTTATGATAGAATGTTACAACAATCCTCTCAAAGAACAGATTTAACTTTTAGACAATTAACTAACATATTGAGTAGTTATTTTGAAGAGGTGGGTTTTGATAAAAAAACAAGTTGTATGATATGGAGAAATAAAAATGATAATGAAAATAAAGCCAACGAAGGTGAGAAGAGATAGAGTAAAACAGTTTTATGAAGTATTTGGCTATACTATTAGAAACCAAATAATAATACAATTGGTAATAAAAGGTGAATTAACAATAACAGAATTAGAGTTGTTTTTGGTAAATACAAAAAGAAATAAGATAACTAAGGCTTCTAGAAAAGCGGCCATGAATAACTTAACCAAAATGAAAAAACCAGCAATTCACAGAAGGACACTTAATACCCACTTGACAGAAAATAGGCTAGCAGGTATAGTTAATTATCGCAAAGATGGATTGAAATGTTATTGGTATTTGAAAGAACACGAATTAGTGGACTACATTAGAGATTATCTTACAGATAAACCAATTAGAAGAAAACACCATACCAATTCTGTTGGAGAGTTGTGGGAAGAACTATCAAATAATTTTGAAGTTGGTGAGCGATTTAAAGTCAAACTACTTAGAGAGAGATGTAATGTCCCTACTTTAAGTAATGCAAGGCTTTCACAACTACTTAAAGAATTATCAAACACACCACTTTTGACAAAAGTAAGTCACGGTGTTTATGTTAGAGAAATGAATAGCGAGGAGGAATAAATATGCCAAAGAAAATGATGAAACAAAGAGTAGAGAAGGTTATGGAAAGAAACCCTAACCTAAGTAATAAAGAAATATATGCAGTAGTTCATGGACACCCTGTAGATAGCGATTGGCTAAAAGAAGTCAATTTAGAGGGACTTGCGTTTAAGCGAGTTAAATATGAAATGACAAATACCGAGTTCGGTATGTTGCTTAGAACATGGAGGAGACAGAATGAGCAAAAATAAATTAGTAAAAAATAGAATAACAAAAATGTTAAGCGAAAAAGAAATGACAACCGGAGAAATCAAAGATAGATTGTATAGTGCGAAAACAAACAAGGGTTTGCCTTCAAAGAAAGGTATGCCTACAACTCATCAACTACAAATGATACTTAGAATATACTATGCTAAGGTTGGCTTTTGTAATCAAGCAAAACAAACAATATGGAGGAATAGATAATGTTATGGACAGAAAAATACAGACCAAGTAAATTAAGTGATATTGCAGGACAGGAACATTTTGTATTAGATGCAGAACAATGGGTATTAGAAAATAATATGCCTAATGTTCTTGCTTATGGAATGCAAGGAACAGGTAAGACAGGTGCGGCTATTGCACTTGCTAAGTCTATGTTAGGTGATACTTTCAAAGATAACTTCTTTGAAGTAAATGCCAGTGATGATAGAAGACTAGAGACTGTTAGAACTACAATAAAACAAGTAGCACAAAGCGGAACATTAGGTGATGCACCATTTAGAATAATGTTATTAGATGAAATGGATGGTATGACTAGTGATGCTCAAAATGCCTTGAAAAGAATCATGGAAAGATACGCCAACAATATTAGATTCATCATTACTTGTAATGATAAGTCTAGGATTATCTTTCCACTTCAAAGTAGATGTGCTAATTACAGATTCAACCCACTAAAGAATGAAGTTGTTCTTGAGGTTATCAAAAACATTCTCGATAAAGAACAGGTCGAAGGCTTCGCAGACGAAGATTTGGCTCGCTTTATATATGATTTAGATGGTGATTTACGCAGGGCAATAACCGAGATTCAAGCGGCCAAAGCCTCAAATTTCACGCTAAGAAAACAGGTGCAGGATTCATTAAAAGAGTTCGATGAAATACTAAATTTAATACTTAATAAAAAACCAAATGAAACATTGAATAAATTACATGACATTTTGTATGGAGGAAGAAGCGTGAAGGAAATATGTCTAGCGTTACACAATTCTGTCTTAGCGGCAGAAGGATTAGAGTCCAAAGAGAAGTTTAAACTTCTTAGGATAATAGGGGAAACAGAATACCGTTCTGCTACCATGACCCCTAAAGTGATAATATCATGGATGGTAGGACAAATATGAACAGGAGGAATATAATATGAATATAGACGAAAAAATAATGAAAGAAATAGAAATAGGAGCAAAGCACTTGGCTATTACTACCGAAGAATTGGTAGATAAATATGTCAAGATTTGTGAAGAGAATGATGTAGATGTAAACAGCGACATTGCTGTTTCTCTACTAAGAAACTATGTGAGAGGTAACATGAAGAGAACAACCACTAACAATAATAGCGGTTCTAATTCTCTAGTAAAAAGTGCATTTGGTTTCTTTGTATCGTTAGAGTCTCCTAGAGATATGATGAGTTGGAGCAGAAACAAGGCCAAAGAAGAATATCTAAGAGATAACGACAAAGCATTGAGTGATGGCTTAGTAGCAGTTGCTACTGAAAATGATGATGGCACTTACACTATCGCTAGATACTACAAAGGCGACTATGCTGAAAAGATGGTTAAGACTCTAAATGCAGGTGCAGAAGAACTAGAAGATGGTAGCATTATCATTCCAATAGACCCAATGCCTAACTATGCTAGTGGTGCAGAAAACAAGCGTTACGGTAAACCACTACCTGTAAATGAGTTTAGAAGAAACGGTATCTTCTATGGTAGTGTTGATGGTGGAGAAATGAAATCTTATTATTTCTCTTACAAGAATCAAGGCGGTGTAGAATTTGCTCCCGAAACTTTTGATTGGGTGCATTTCAAGGCTATTCCTAGTGATGATGGTTTAAACATCTATGGGATGACTACTGCCACTAAAGATAGTTTGATTAGAAATGCTGATGTAAACCCCGATAACAGCGATTATAGAGATATGTCGTCTTTCGACTTTGCATCTTGTTTGTTCGAGAACTACGCTAAGAATGGAACAACACTGGTTGATTTAGATAGGCTACATCAAACACTACAGATGGAACAGACAAAGGATAGATTTGCTATAGTTGAAGGAACTGTCGTCAATCAAAGAATGACTCCGACTGCTAATGGTAATAGAATTATATCTATTACAGATAAAGCGGCTGATATGGAATTGACAGAAGATGACGGTGGAGATTTAGCAACAACTTGTTGGATTCCCGAACATATCAATATCAACTTCGGTATTGGTTCTAAAGTTGTAGTTGTTGGTAGAACTTCTCAAAGAATCATTGATGGTGAGGCAGAACCTATTACAATCAACACTAGTGGTTTACTAGTAGAAGAATCAGTGGGTAATCCTATCGCTGAAGAAGAAGGCGTAGAGGATGAAGACCTTGATTGGTTTTGATTAATTCCGAAGGGGTTTGTTGTTTTTCCCCTTCATCAACAAGTGTAAGTGTGAACTTGTGGAATAAGATTGATGCTCGACTAGGTGCGAAGCCTATTCATGAGGAATAAAAATGATAAGAAAAGGACTAATTGAAAATAGATTCTTGTTAAAGAATGGTAGTTTCATCATTGATTTAGATGAAGTAGAATTCTTAACATGGAATAAAAATATAAAGATGTCCGATAGTTATTGGGTCAAGTTACATATTGGCGGTAAAGACACAAGATATGTTTGTGATAGCCGTGACGAGTTATGTGACATAATCAATACATGGGGCAAAATTAAAGGAAAAGAAATAAAAATAGATAAAGAAGAGATAGGTGAATTATATGACTTTTAGAAAAGAGAAAATAAATTTTAAAGAACTGTTAAAGCAGAAAAGAGAGAATAGACAACCAAGATTGGTATTAGGTATTTGGGGTGAACCTAAGACGGGTAAAACCGGATTAGCGTTAGACTTCCCCGAAAGAAAGATATTTGTTCTTGATTGGGATAGAGGAGTAGAATCTACATGGTATCAACACCATGACGCTACAGAAAGAATAGAAGTATTCTGTCCAATTGTTATGACCAAAGATAATATTATTGATATTAACGAAAGTGAATCTAGGTCACTACAATTTATCAACCACGCTAAAGAATCAATTACAAATGGTGAAAAGCCTATCTTTGTTATTGATGGTGTAGATACATGGTTAGATGCTTGTATGTTAAAAGTAAACCCTAACCCTAGAGTTGTAACTAAGATTATGCCGTTCCAGTATGGTAATAGAAACAAGGCTTTCTATTATTTACTAGAGACAATCTATAATTTAGAATGTGATGTAATCTTCATTACACATGAGACTGAAAAATACATGGATAATGTGCCTGTTGGTATGCAACCAATGTGGAAGGAATGGGGAGGTAAACTTGAACAAGAGATTTACTGCTCTAAGAAAATGATTAAGGGCGAACTACATTTCTTTGCTGAACTAATAGGCAGTAGAACAAATGGTAAACTTGTTGGTTCTAAGTGGACAGTAAGACAAGGAACGCCACCTAACATTACATGGAATGGTTTGAAAGAATTAAAGGAGGGAACAATATGAAATTTACAGTAGATGCAAAAGAGTTTGTTAAGTCTTTGACAGATATACAATTGAAAGGAAAATATGTGAAAGGTGCGAGTGTTACGAATGGTAGTTTGGTAGAGTATTTCTATGCTAGACTACACAATAATACATTGAGTTTATGGAATGCTGATTCTATCAATTCACTAATTGTTAAAGTTAATTTAACGGTTGATGGTGAAGAAGATGGTGTCTTTGTTGCAGAAACAGAAACACTACTAAAGTATCTAAAGAAATTTAGTGGCGATGTAGAGATAAACAGTGATGATATTATTACTATGACAAATGGTAGTAGTAAAGTCACACAGCCTGTTATTGTTAATCATCCAAACATGGATGCTATTAACCGTATGGGTCAGTATGTGCTAAACACACGATTTGAAGAAAACCTAGAAACTCTATTTGAGTTTAACAAATCAAAGTTTGAAGGTGCGTTTCAGTTGGACTCTAATACATTTAGTGAGACTATGAAACTATGTGAGTTAATCGGTAGTGGTGTATATCACCTCAACTATGAACATGATAAGAATAAATTATCTATGTCTAGTGCTACTAATAACACAAACAAGTTTGAGACTTCTATTGAGTTAGAAGGTAACATTGGAGAATCAGCAACGCTAGATTTCTCTAGTCCACTTCATGTATTGTTTGATAATGAAATGCTAAACTTCTATGTCAAAGATGATTTCCCGATGTTGATTATGTCGGAAAACAAATTAGTAATTAAAGCACCACACTTAGCAAATTGAGGAATATAAATGATAATTAGTAATAAAAATGGAAATGTAATATATAAATCTTGGAGAGAAAACGGAGTTAAGAAAAGCGAGGAAGTGTCGTTTAGACCATACTTCTATGTTTCAGTTGATGAACCTAACATACCGCACTATCCTGTTAGCAAATATGCTAGAGGTGAGTTTGAGTATGAAGAGGGAGATTGGACTAGTTTAGATGGGACAAAACTAAAGCGTGTATATGTGCAGAAGTCTTTTGATATTCATAAGGCTAGACAGCACTTTAGTAAAACATACGAGGCTGATGTGCCATATACATTTAGATACGCTGTTGATGAAGTTGATGAAATGCCTGAATATAATATGCGTAAATGGTATTGGGATATGGAATGGCAACAAGGCGGAGAACATGATGGCTGTATTACTACTATTGTAGTGTATGATAATTACGATGAATTGTATTATCAATGGGCATGGTTTCCTGATTATGAAGGAAATGACAATTATCGTTTTGATAATGAAAAAGATATGCTTGAACATTTCATGGGAACTATGATGGTTAAAGACCCCGATATGTTAATTGCATGGTTCGGTCTTAAGTTTGACCTACCTAAGTTATTAGATAGAGCATGTGCTTTAGGTTTGAATCCTCTAGTTATGTCTCCTTATCATAAGATAGATGGAGTTAAGCAACTTAAGGATGGCTGTAGTTTCAAGAGACAAGATGGTTATTCTCCTATTGAACAGCCTATTGGTGGTAGATTAACTCTTAACTTAGACTTAGCATTTGAAAGACAATGGAATGATTCGCAACGAGGAACATTACCATCACTAAGTCTTGATTTTGTTTCTAAGATATTATTTAATGAAGGTAAAGAAATGAATACTAAGTTTGATGACCCTAACGAATTCTATCGTAGAGCATGGTTAGAAGATACAGAAGCATACTTACATTATGCTCTAGTAGATGTAGAACTCTTAGTTAGAATAGATGAATCAAACTATTGTAGTGAAGCAATAGTATCTTTACAGCGACTACTAAAAGCACCTTTCAAGGCTTGCTTCTATGCTTCACACATGGGTTC